GTGGGAGACACCTTGACCTCCAGACCATTGACTCGCAAAGGCAGATCGATCATGCCGCGCTCGTCCATGACTTCCAAAATCTTGGTGACCACGGGGATCATGGTTTCGTTGATCAGTCGGCCAAACGCGCTGCCCAGGTTCTGCGACAGCTCTTTCATGCGCTCGACAATCTCGGTGGCTGACCTGGCGCTCATGTTCTCTGGGGGCAGGGATTCGTCCAGCAAGATGCGCTTGACGTTGCCACGCAGATCGTTGATCACCAGCTGCGACACATTGAAGTCGCCAGAGCGGGGCAGGGCCATGAGCGATGGGCCTTGCGGGCCACCGTTGCGCGCAACAGGGATGATGCCGCCTGGCACGATCTTGACCGTGTTGGGATTGAGCACGCCATCATCGGCAGCGGTGTACACGCCAGAGACTGCAAGCGATGCGTTCTTCAGCAGCAGCTCGATGGTCTTGTTCAGCGTCTTGATGTCGGGCAGGGCAGTCATGAGCGGGCCGCGACCGTAGATTTCGCCGGCCACCTTCATGTAACGCGAGATCACCCAGGGGCTGACATTTCGGCGACGGTAGACCAGCTCTGCCTTGCTGACCTTGTCAATGACGTGGTAGCAGTAGTCGCCGCGTGTTGCGTCATAGATCGTGGCCTCAAGCAGCTCGATGTCATCGGTTGGTTTGTCAGCGATGCGGCGCTGCATTTCTTGCGGAATGTTGGCATCTGGCCACTGGCGCTGAATGCTTTCGCCCTTCAAACGCATGCGGCGGTAGACATTGTCAACCTGGCCATTCGCGCCTTCTTCGTAGCTCACCAGGAACAGCGGCACGGGGATGAAGTTGATCGGGTTCACGTCGTCGCCTGGCTGCACCATCATGCAAGCGGTGCCCACTGCCAGGTCGAGCAAGAACTCACCCATGGCAATGTCAAAGTTAGACTGGCGCAAGATGGCAAACATCTTCTCGCCGTACAGCTCAAGGATGGCCTGGGCCTGTGGCTTGCGATCCATTGGAATGTCAAGACCTGGCTCCAAGCGGCACCAGCGGCGCTGCGGTGGGAACACTACCGACTGCAGTCTGTTGGCAAACCGTTGGGTGCTATTGATTGCTGTACTGTCGAAGACGCGCTGCATCTTCTTGGCACCAACAGCACCACCTTCCCAAACGCCATACAGCTGGCGCTGGGGTAGGGCGAACTCATAGGCATCCTGGTAGAGCTGCTGGAACTCGTCCTTTTTGGTCTGCGCCAGCGATTGACGCTTGATGATTTCTTCTGGCGTTAAGCGCTTGCCGCCCTTTGCGCTGTTTGCGTATTCCATTTCAGTCGTCCATTTCTTCGTTCAGCAGGGCGTCGGCCAACAGCTTGCGATCCTTGCGGCTCAGCGTCGCGTTCTTGAGCTTCTTGGCCATCTCAGCAATTTGCTCTGGAGACAGCTCTTCGTCTTCCATCTCTTTGCCTTCGCCGTCTTGCTCAATGCAGATTTCTATTTTCATCATGATCAACCTTTCAATGTTGCGTTGGCCATCAGGCCGCCACGGGGTTTGCGCTTTATGCCCGCTTCGCTCATAGCAATGGCAATGGCTTGCTTGGGATTCTTGACAACCTTGCCGTCACCACCGCTGTGCAGCGTGCCAGCCTTGTATTCGTGCATCACTTTTTGAACTTTGTCTTGTGCTTTCATTCTCAAACTCCCAGTGTTCCTGATACGCCCAGGCTTGCACCACTGCCGCCCAGGTTGCCACCGCCACCCAATGTTGGTGGGCCGCCAGCTGTTGTGCCATAGCCAGCAAGCATCGAGCGATCACCTGCAGAACGGCCCGCTTTACGGCTTCCAGCAATCTTGGCAGCCGATGTGCGCTGCATTGCGTCCATCTCTGCTTTAGACTTAGCGGCCATCTCAGCCGACAAACGCTTCGTTTCAGCAATTTGCTTAGCGATTTCCGCTTGTGCAGCCTCTGCTTCTTTGGCTGCTTGAGCGGCGGCTGCTTGGGCGGCTGCTTGCTGCTGGGCATACTCTGCCGCAGCTGCTGCCATTCGTTGCTGCTCAGCGGCAACCATGGCATTTATTTCACCCTGTGCTTGTGCAAACGCATCGGCATCTGCTCTTGCTTGCGCATCAAGTTGTGCTTGAAGGGCTGCATCTAAAGTAGCTTGCTCTGCAAGAAATGCAGCTTCATCTGCTGCAAGTTGAGCAGCAAATTCATCTTCTGGATTGGACTCATTGGGGTTTACTTTTTTGACAAATGAGCGCCCGGCTTCTATTTCTTCCAAAGAGATATTTTCAAATTGACGATAATCTGGAAGAGCCATATCAAGCTCCCAGGAGGGTCTTCAACTGGTTTTCGTCATTGGCCGCTGGTGCCAGGCCGAGCTCTGGGTTGATCCTGGCAGTGGAAAGCAAAGATCGTTTGCCAGCCCTGCGACGTGCTGTCATTTGAGCCGACTCACGCTCAGCAATCTTGCGACGTTCAGCATCGAGCGCAGCCGTCTGGTCTTTGGCCTGCTTTTCCATCATGGCTTTTTGTTCAGCGTACTGCGTTTGCTGTTGTGCCAGTTGAGCTTTGGCAGCTTCTGCTGCAGCGCCTTGCTGCGCGGTCAAGGAGCGCATCATTTCAGCTTGTTGAGAAGCAGACAATTGAGCAGCAGACAAAGCTGATGCAGCTGACTCACGTTGAGCCGCAATCTGTGCCGCTGTCATTTTGCTTTGCTCAGCAGCAATGGCTGCTTGCTGCTCTCGCGTCAACTTTGCTGTCTCTGCGGCTGCTTCACGCGCTAATTGAGCTTGTGCTGCAGCTTCTGCTCGGTTCTTAGTGGCTTGCTCAATTGCGGAGGCTTGCGCTTCGGCTGCTTGCGATCTGGCTTTTTCTGCTGCGCTCTGAGAACGGTTGACAGCGTAGGCTGTGGCACCCGCTCCGATCAAAGCTGCGACGATTGGTGCTGGCATGGTCTGATCCTCCCATATAGTGTGTAATCTGAGCCGTCCATTCCGAAGTTGCGCATCACACCCTCAAGAGTGAAACCCAGCGCCAGCGGCCAGCTCTCTGCATAATCTGCATCCGATTCTATTGCTACTTGTACACGGGTCAAACACAGAGATATCTGAGCGATATCGAGGGCAGTTCTCACGCCAACAATCAGCTGGCGCTTGAACTTGTGCTTAACGCTGTCATCGATGATCGTCCACACCTCACCGACACCCTTCCACAGCACGGCCACCCCAATGATGCCCAGCAGTTTGCCGTTGTAGTACAGGGCACCGCTTGGGCCGCGCTCCATGTTGAAGTGAATGGTGTCGAGCGGGTCGATAGGCCAGGGCGTTCTGACGTATTCGGTCAGGCGTTCGATGTGCCAATCGGTGATCGGCTCAAAATAGCAGCCGGTGCAAGCCAGCTTTTCGTTGACGGTATCGATCAGGTCTGTCATGAGAAGATATCGAAGTCCAAAACAGCTGTGGCCATACCAGGAGCGCGGCCACCCAGCTGGTGCGTGCGGGTCATGCGGTTGTATTCGCCACCGCCCAGCATCAGGTAGCCGAATGAGTCGCCAATGTGTGAGTGTTCGTTCTTGTTTGGCGCGTCTTTGAAGCGCTCATGCCCGGCGCCCACCGCAACACGCTTGAAGTGGTAGCCACCGGCCAGCGCTTTGCGCAGCAGCTTGCACTCGCGGTTGACAATCAGCCCAGGCTTGCCCATGACCAGGCGCTGCATGGGGGCAGCCGACGCTTCCCGACGCACTTTGAAGTCATTGGACGCTGTTGGCTGGGCTTTGAGCCCCAGTGTTCGCAGAAAATCGAACGCTGTGACCTCATAGATGGCATCCCTGGCCATACCGGCGGGGTCACCCCAGATCAAAACCTGGTGGTTGGGGTAGCGGGCATTGAGTTCAGCCAGCAGCTGGGTGCCAAACCGCTCCAGGCCCATGTCAAACGTGACAATTTCCTGGTGAATCACCCACCGGCCATTGGGTAATCGCTGGCCAATGGTGGCTGCAGGGGTCAAACCGAAGTCCAAGCCCACCTGGATGGGCACATTGGGGTCAATATCGGTGTCGCCAGACATGACAGAGTCGTCATACTCGGGCCAAACGGGTCTGCCTTCCTGGACATAGACGTATTCACCCCCGGCATAGCAGCGAATCCAGTCCAGAGTCTTGCCGCCCAGCATTTGCAGGTAGTAGCCAGCAGGCAGGTTGTTCAGATTCTCGGCCTTGGGGTTAACCCGCCACCACTTGTTGGCAGCAAAGATGTGATCGTTGGCCTCGGGCATCTCGGGCAGGTCTTCAGAATCGACCGGCACCACGCCACCAGGCTGCTTGAAGAACTTCCAGGCAAACTGGCCGGTGAGCTTTTCCTTTTCGGCCAGCTTGAACCACCAGTGGTCGTCATCCATCGGGTTGGTATCCATCCAGATGCCCGACCAGGTGGCCCCGCCATCTCGTTTTGTGGGGTAACGGCCAACACGGTGGGTCAATCCATCGATCACGGCCTTCGGCAATTCACGGGCTTCGTTCACCCAGGCACCCGTCAGCTCAAGCGACAGGAGCTTTCGCACGTCCTTGGGCTGGTCAAGGGCCAGGAAGATCACCTCGCAGTCAATACCGGCTGCATCACCCCGGCTGGGCAGCTTGATGTGGTGGGTGATCGGCGGCGTCCAAAGTAAAGGCCCAAACGTGGACTCTGGAAACAGGTCAATCCAGGTCTTGATCGTGGTGGTCTTGAGCATGGGGTAGCTGTTTCGCACAATGGCAAACCGCGAGTAGCGGATGCCGTCAATGGGCGATGGCTTTTGCTTGACAGCACGCATCATGATCTCGGCAGCGCAGGCGTAGGACTTACCCGACCCCACCGGCCCCATCATGCCGCGCACAAACGCATTGCTTTGCAAGAAGGCCCAGACTTCCGGGCTGGCGCTGAAGTCCAGGTTCAGCCCCGTTGAGGGCATCTGCTTAGAGCTTTGTTCTTTAGTGCGGCTCATGCATACCTTTTTTGATTTCGCGAAGAATAATCAACAAGTCCAGCTTTTCGTCGCAAATGTTTTCCCATTCTTTGTCATCAAGGTCTGTATCAAGCTCAAGCTCAAGCACCCTAATCATTCGGCCAATAAAGATTTCATCCATGTCAGTCTTCCTTTACATCAACAATGTCATTGATCGGTGACTTGATATTGATCCCAATCACCGATGGCTTGTCAGATTCATCTGGGTTGTCCAGCAGGCCAGAAGCCTTGGCCAGAATGCGCAGCACCCCGACCTTGTCATACAGCTCGATCTCAAGCGTTGAGTTGCCATCCCGGTCAACCTTCTGCTTGATCGACTTGATCGCAGTCAGCGCATGCTCGGGTATCTGGTGCGCAGCCTTAACCGTCACGTTCCCAGACTCATCCCAAGTCATGATGTCGCTGATCTTCGTGTTGGCCATGCACAAGAGCGCATACGCCACAGCCTCCCGGTTGCCAGCCAGGGTGGACGATCTCTCAAGCCTGCGCTCAATCGACCTGGTGCCACCCCAGCCAGCAACACTGGGTATCTGCGTCGGCTGCTTACGGCTTGCCATCAGAACGGTATGTCAGAGTCTTCCGACACCTGCGCCACCGCAGCAGCCACAGCAGGCTTGGCTTGCTTGGGCTTGCCAACCTTCACCCTAAACCAATGCTCTCCAGCCTGCGTCTTGCCAGGCGTGATCTCCAGGTAATGCAGCGAGCCATCAGGTAAAACAACCTCACCAGAGTACGGCGCATGCCAGTCCTCGGTCTTGGTCTTGTTCACAAAGGCTTTGCCTTGTCCAGGTTTCAGTTCGTATGCCATAAATCAATCCTTTCAAATGGCGAGTGTACAAATTCCAGCGGAATGCTGGGAAAAATTGTGGGAAGTCCCCGCAACGCTACGGTGAGGGGGAGGGGGGAAGGGTCGTTTTTTATCGCGCCCGTCAACGCCCGCGTTATCGCGCAGGTAGCGCTGGCGCATATGGTT